CCCAACTGAGTATTTTTATTAAAAAAAGTTTTCATCATCTTAGCTGCTAATCCCTTTTTATCATTATTTAACACATCTACAGTAATCTGTCTTGTCAGCAACTCGAACAAAATGCCCGTATTACGAATTTTTGAGTGCTTTATTTTTGAACTCATATTAAACTCCAATCAATATTATAATACTTCATATATAAATATATCAATACTTAATTTTTGTTAGTATTAAGAGAAGATACTTCAGTATTGTACTCTTCTTCTACATCAGCAGACTCTGATAAAAGAGTTTTTGCTTTACTTCCTAAATGTTTATACAAAGTTTCATAATGTGTTTTAGCAATTCCACCGTAAGCAACCTTTTTATCATGCGCCCCTAATGGATCTCTTCCTCGTGCCCCACTATCTTTACTATATTTATTAGCTTCTTTTGGACGACCTGCTCCATTCCAACCACCTTCTGGTGAACCGCCCTCATCATCTAACTCATGACCAGTTCTACCCACAGCCATATCAGCAGGTGTACCAGCAGATTGTCCGCTCTTAGCAGGATCATTTCCTTCTTGTTCAATTTGTTGCCTTCTAAATTTTTGTTTATAATCAAATATAATGCCTTCATCTTCTTCTTTAATTTGGTCTTCCGTAAACCCAAAAACATTTTTATAGATCCACTTTGAAGAAACTAATCCATCACGTAACATAGATTCAGCAAGAGAAGTTTTGTTATTCCACAATTCAATTTTTTCTTGTTCATAAATTGTAGATGGATTTGTCAAACCTAAATCAAAATTTACAAGCTCTTGATCTCTAAATCCTTGAGAATATAAATGGACAACTGCAATTTTTGTTAATTCACTTACCACAATTCTCTGTATTCTTTCAATTGTTCTAGCAAACCTAACATCTTCAGCAGCCAACGTAGCTTTAGAACCTAATCCTTCTTCGTATCCTAAGAAAGCTTTTGGTACACGAAGTGATGCAAGTAATCTATTTTTAAGATATTCAATATCTTCTACTGCATCATAATTTAATCCAGCTAAACTTTCAATAGAAGTTCCACTGTCTCCACCACGAACTGGTAAGAAAAAATCTTCCGTTATATTTTGAATGTTATATCTAAGATTATAATCACCAGTCTTTTCATCAATAACAGGAGCTTTCTTCATTTTATTAATAACTTGTTGCATATAATTATCAACTTCAGCGGGTGGTATGTTACCAATATCTAATTTAAAAATTCTCTTTTCTGGTGCTCTCATGATACGATGAATTAACATAGCATCTTCCATCAACATTAATTGTTTCCAAACTTTTCTCCCAGCCTCTAACATTGAACGTCCATAAGGAACATAGTTAGAATCAGATAAAAGTCTAAAATGTGCAATTTCATAATTTTCAAATGTCATAGAATCTTGTTTCATTCCAGTATGCCGATTACTATCTCCCATCGGAGTCAACATAAACTGAACAAGCTGTGGATTTTCCTCATCATGACCTTCAAGTCTAGCAACATCATAAGCAGACATAGGTGTTACATTTGTAATACCATATTTTTCTGCAATTTCTAATTGTAAAAAGAAATCACCATACTTTGTCATATTACGAACCCAAGGCCAAAGGTTAAATTCTATATTGATAATATCATAAAAAAGATTATGTAATATATCATAAATTTGATCATTATCAGTCTGTATATCCAATACTTTACCATATTCATTTTTCATAGTAGATTCATCAGAATATATATCTAAAGCTGAAGCAATAATAGAATCAGTATCCATCGATTCATAATCTCTAAATAAACCCAACCTTAATTGTTGTTGATATAGTTGATCATTATACCCATATTGCTGCGCATTCATATTTGAATATAATTTCTGATATCTATCAACTAAATTTGTTTGAACATTAGACTGTAAATGTCCAGTATCCACTATTTTTAGTTTTCTACCACCGATATTTCTAACAATTGTATTTGTAGAGAATAATCGTTTTAGTCTTGAATATATATCTCTGTCAGCCATTTTTTACCTCTTTATTTAATTAGCCAATCCAATGATTCTTTTTCTCCTTTGGGACCTACTGCCCAATCCCAAGAATCATTTTCATAGCTAGGTTTTTGCGGTAACATCTGCGATGCTGCGCCACTTAAAGTTTTTTTAGTCAATTCTATTCCTTCATTTCTCAATCTTAAAGCAGTGTCTCTTACCCAAAGAGTCAAAGCGAAACTTATTACTAAATCATCATTATATCCCCGCATCGCTTCAGCCTTATTATTGTTATATATAAATACAAACAATTCATCAATTAATCGATTTGAATGAACAATTACAGACTTTTCTCTAAAATATTCCTCTAATTTAGCAATAACCAATGGTCTTGTTTTCATTGTCATACTAAATCCAGCTATCATATTTCTATCTGAAACTCTATACTTATTAGACATTTGATGTTCTGTATCTACATACTTTAAATCTTTGCTCATATAAAATAAATTTTCATAACCTCTATCAATACACTGTTGGAGAGCAGCCCAACCAATATTATTATTTTCAACCACTAACAGTGCGTTATTATATTCTGTAGCAGTATTTACACACAAATTCCCAAAATCTTTTGTAGACATTCTACCCTTATATTCAGCAACCTGTTCCATTGACTCAACTTCCATAACATGAAATGCAGAATAATCTGTACTATCTCCTCTGCTAACATCTGCACTCAATACATAATCTTTTGTATAGTTTGCTGGTTGCCATATCCAAAGGTTACTATCTATACCCCGTTTTTCTAAAGGATCTCTAACTTGTGTTTGTTGATATTCTTCTAAAATTTTACCATCTATAACAGACTGACCAGAAGTGATAAAGTCACAATCACATTCTTGTGCGGCTAATGAAGGACCCAACAACCTATCTTGCTCTTTTCTCCATTCATCACCCCTTTCAGGATGTAAGTTCCAATGTAATCTAATAAAATTCCAATCATTTATTCCTTCTTCTGCACCTACCCAAATTTTATGAAACCAATTACCAACACCGTTTGGCGTAGAAAGTGCAATACATTTTCCACCAGTAGAAAGTGTCTGAGAAGCAGCAGCCCATATCGTTTCAATTTTATCTATAAAAGCAGCCTCATCTAATATCAACAATGATAGAGCTTCTGACCTACCAGCTTCATCACCACTCGCAACTGCCTTTACCTGTGAACCATTACCGTATCTCAACGACAGCTTGTTATCTTCAACACATTTCTGTTTTAGCCAGCTGGGCAAATTAGCATGCATAACTCTTACTTTAGTTACCAAATTTTTGGCCGTATCTTGTTTGGTAGCAATAACTAATATATTTTTATCGTTATGGAATGTCATCATCCAAAGAGAATATCCAGCAGTTAATGTTGATAAACCTAATTGACGTGCTTTAAGTACAATATTAAAACGAAAATCTTCAAAAGTCTGTAATGACTTTTCTTGATAGTCATATAAATGAAAAGGAACTTTACCTTTTATTGGGTGCTGAACAACGCAATACTTTTTCATAAAATAAGCTGGATCTTTAGCACACCTTGTATACTCCTTTTTAATTACTTCTTTAAGTTGTCCTTGCTTCATTATATCTTTCCTAAAACAAATCCTATTCCTAACCATAGATATTGATTTTCATACCATTTCGATTTAACTAACTTAACCATCTTTTCATTAGCTTCATCACGAACCTTTAATAAATCAATCTGTTTATCTTTAGCAACCAATAATAAAGAATCAACATTTGCTTGTTTTTCCATTTTATTTACTAACCCCTCATAAACACTTATTTCTTCTGTTTTAGCGTCTACTAGTTCTTCACATTTTGCTATTTTACCTTCCCATTGAGCATCTCTTTCTTTAATCATTTCCAACGTTTCTTCTTGTGTAAATGACGTTTGTGCAAACAGTGGTGTAAGTAATAATATCCAAAAATACTTCATATTAACCTCACTTATTTTTAGCAAACTTTCTTAAAAATTCTTCAGCGGATTCTATTTCGTCATTTTCATACGCCTCTTCCATTTGCTCTGTTTTCTTTTTAGTATTAGTAAGTTTTCTTTTTAAGTTGCCAACCTCTTTTTTAGAAGCAGTTTTTGCCTCTTCTAATTCTTTAATTTGTTTTTCAACCTTCTTCTCTTCTTTTTTGTTTTCTTTAATGACCTTACCAAGCTCTTTTACTTCTTTACTTTTAGAAGCACCAACAGCAAAAAGAGCTCCAACCATACCCAAAAATCCAAGTATTATTTTCCAAATTTTCATTCTTTTTTCTCCAAATCACTTAAAACTTTATTATATTCTTCTAATGCTTCTTCAGCCATTAACTTAATATGAGTAGTATCAACACTCCACTTTTCTTTTTCCATTTAATGTTCCTAAATACTTAGCAAAATTACTTGTAACTTCATAATAGTGTCCCCAATTAAAGTCATCATGATCTG